GAAATATTCGTTCGCTGAACTAGGTCAAAATATTGCGACAAGAAAGTTTGGCGGAACAACAGTTGGGGTTGCTGACCCTTATGTAACAGGTTATCATTTTGTTTGGTTTGATAAACTCCCAACCATGTTAGCAAGTTACATTCAAGAAAATGGTATTAGCGGTATTGATAATTTGGGAGCTGTTAAAAACGTCTTAGCAGCATCATGTTTATCAGTTACACCTCCAGGTGGTACTCTAAACAAGATTGAATATACAGGTCTTGGTGGAGTTAAATGGGCGGTTCCTGGTAATGTTGATTATGGTAATACAGTATCTGTAAAATTCTTAGAATTCAACAGAACTCCAGTTTTGGATATTATGCATAACTGGGTAAAATTGATTAGAGATTATAGAACTGGTGTTACCGATCTTCTTGATGGTGAAGACGGAGCAGGGTATTCAAAGAAAACATACGCTGGTATGATGTACTACTGGACTACAGCACCAGATGGTAGAACGGTAGAATATTATGCTGCATATGATGGTCTTTTCCCTTCAAAAGATCCTCAAGATTTATATACAAGTGATGTTGAAACAGTTGGTAGACTCGATCTTGAAATTGAATTCAATGTTGATTATGCATGGCATGAACCTTGGGTCTATAATAAGTGTAAAACATTCGCAGAAAATATTTCTACATCTCTGGATGTTGTAAAAGCTTATGGTCCAAAAGAAGCAGAAGGAACCTAATATGTTACCCAAATCTTATCTTAAAGCTATTGCTGCATATATTGTGTATGAATCTAAACTTTCAAAATATGCTAAAATTCAGATGCTTCGTTTCATTGAAAATGAGGCATCTGAAAATCAATTAATAGTTCTAGTCACTGAAGGTGAAATTCGTAAAGTTTCTGAAGATGAAAATATTTCGGAGGCAGTCATTGTTGTTCCTGCATTATTAATAGCTACAGCTCTTAGTTTTGGTAGAATAGCTTATGATAAAATGTTTAGTCAGGCAGCAAAAATGTGTGCAGCAAAAGATCCAAATAATAAAAAACAATGCATTAAAGATTTTAAAATAAAATCTCATTATGCTAAAATAACAGCTTTAAAAAGAGAGATGGGAAAATGCAATCAAACGAACAATGCTAAAAAATGTAGAGATATGTTTATAAAACATATAAGAAAAATTGAAAAACAAGTTCAAAAAGTTCGAGCTAGTTAGGAGGAAGTTAAAATGGATTTAAATAAATTAAAATTGGGTTTAACATATATCTTTTTTGAAAGCAAACTATCTAAAAATACCAAAACCCAGTTGATTAATTTTATTGAGCAAGCTGATGCTCATCAGTTAAAAGTTTTAGCAATGGATGGTGAAATCGTTGCAACGAAACAGTTAGATGAAAGCGCAAGACAAATTATCGATGATAGATTCGATGATGCTTTGGCAGAGAAATTGAGTCATGCTGCTTTAAAAGGGATTAAAGAAGCAGTTTTTATGATGAAAGAAGGTATGGTCGGTGATATCAAAGATGCTATGAAAAAAGAAAGAGCTATAAAGAAAAGTAAAATGTCTCCAGAACAGAAAAAAGCTGCATGGAATAAAATGATGAGAGCTGACTGTATGAAAAATGCTAAAAGAAAAAATTTACCACCTGAAGTATTGAAAAAATGTTTAAAGAAATATTCTTAAAAATAAACAATAATTTATAAAACGAAATTATAATTTATATTGATACGAATGAAAGGAGATTTATAAGATGACATTTAAAGGGTTCGCTGTACAATATCCGGAGTATGAAGTAATTACTCCACAAACTAAAAAATCGTTTACGTTGAGATCGCTTAGCGTTCAAGAAGAAGAAAAGTTAAAAGGTAGTTTTGTAACTCCTACCAAAATTGCAGAACATTTAAATGGTTGTATTTTTTCTTCTTTAGTTTCTAAACCAGAAGATATTAAAGATCTTGATTCATTTCTACGTAGAATTACGTTGAAAGATAGAGATGCTTTATTATATGGTTTATATCATGTAACATATGAAGAAATAAGAAACTATCAGGTTAAATGTACCGCATGTGCAAATGAATATGCAATTACTATTCAAGCATCAGATACATTCAATTATATTGAATATCCTCATAAAAATATTCTAAAAGATAGAAAAAAGATTGAACTTCCTGTTTCTAAAGGTGTGTTTGTAACTATAAAACAACCTACTCTATTTGATGAATATATTGGAATAAAAGAGCTTATTAATAGACCAGGTAGTACATTAGATTTAATTACTGAAACTTTAATCATTGAAAGTTTTGAACAAGATGTTGAAGAAAGAAAAGAACCGATTGCTTATACAGATAGAATTGATATTATTGATGCATATCTTTCACTACCTGCTCGTGATAAACGGGCTATCTATAAAGCATATGATGAAGAATTCGGCACTTATGGTGTTGAGTTAAAGATGATGAGTAATTGTACAAGTTGCGGAAATCAAGATCAGTTTAATATTGATCTGGTGGAAAACTTTTTTCGCGCATTGTTCTCGGCCTGATCTGGTATCTGAGTTTAAAGAAGTCATGGAAGAGAACATATTTTCGTGTATGGAAATGAGTAGGCAATCATATACAGATACTATATTGATGCCTGTTAAAAGATTTTTAGATTATCTGAAATGGAAATCAAAACTAGAAGAAGAAAAACAAAAACGATTTGATGAGGAAAGCAGTAAATATGGCTAATTTATTGAGTAGATTTAATCAAGCAGTTTCTGGCTCAAACTCGAAATTAGCAGACTATACTTCAAAAATTGCTCCAGCAGGAGATTTTAGAAGAATAAAAAATATTGAAGTTTTAATAAGCTCTTGGAATAATATATTAATTACTCCTAGAAGAACTTATATGTTTGATCCTGAATATGGCAGCGATTTATATAAAATGGTATTTGAGCCTGCGGATCAGGATACCGTTAATAGAGTAATAAGTGAAGTTACTAGTACTTTATTAAGATATGATGATCGTGCAAGTATTGATGGTGTGGATGTTACGTTTTTTACAAATAGAAAAGGATTTTCTGTTGCTATAAATGTAGTCTATAAAGGAGATACTGGCCAATTACAGGTTGTGGTTGATGAAAATACCTACTTCAAAATTTTTGAATCTACTGATTCTAGATAAAGAGGAAATGATAAATGATCAATCAAGAGGATAGAATTTTTTTAAGAGATGCAGGTAGAGAATATTTACTCGATATTGCTCTTGATAGTAAGGTATTAAAGAACAAACTTACATTTAAAGAACATGTTGAATTATGTAACGCTGTTACTAATCTAACTTACGAAGAAGTTATAGAATTAACAATTACTGAAGGTATAAAAGAGTTTGAAAGTAAATTTGGAAAATTTTTAAAGTATAGTTTTGCTGCAATTGCAGGAATGGCTGCTGGTTTGGGTACTGCGGGTGGAGCTTTTATTGGACCTCCAATTGCTATGTTTGTTCTTTATGTATTTAGAAAATTAACAGATACATGCTCAAGAAGCTGTTTAGCTAAAATACCATTTTCTAGCAAAAGAAAAATATGTAGATATGAGTGTCAAGTAAATGCGTGTAAGAATATAGTTAGAGATTTGAGATCTGAAATGTCAAAATGTAGTTCGTTTGCTAATGCAGAAAAATGTGAAAAGAGTTTGAGAAAAGAATATATTAAATGGTCCAGAAGATTGCAATCTCAAATGATAAAATTACATCAAGCTAAACTTGGTGAGGAAGAAAAAGCAAGAAAGAAAAGAGCAAAAGAATTAGCAAAAAAAGCTAAAGCAATTTCCTCAAGTTTTCAAGTTTCAAAATCAGATTTACTTAATATTGTAACTGAAAGCAAAACATTTAGAGAAAATACTTCGTTCAGAAATCATTTACAAATTTATAAGGCGGTTAAGACATTAGAAGAAGATGACGATATAGCAGTAACTCCTCCAAAGATAGATCCGACAAAAGAAAAATGGGCAAGACGAGCTTTGTATTTGGGGTTATGGGTTATACCAATACCTTTCTTTAATGATGTTGTAAACTATATAATCAAAAAACATAATTTCGCTTGTATTGGTAAATGTTCTGCACAGAAAAAATTTTCAAAAAGCCTTTGTATAAATCAATGTAGTTATTTATCAGCAAAGTACGCGGTAGGGCTTTTAAACAAACAATTAAAATCATGTGAAAAAGCTGATAAAGCAGTTAAATGCAAAAAGAAAATTTATGCTATGCTTGAAGATTGGAAACAAAGAGAGGTGGAAGCAAAAATTAAATTTGAAAGTAATTTACGTTCTGAGTTAAGGAAAGTAAAAGAACGAGAAGGTAAACAATAATGTCTGATATTCAAAATTATGATAGACTATATTATTATGTACATGAGTATCAAAATTTACTCTATAATTATTATAGCAAACACGTCGTTAGATTTTTAGTGACCTATTATAATTTGAATGTTGAAGAAACTATTTGGGATGATGAAAATGTCTTTGGTGGTGCTTATGAGCAAACTGGGGAGCTTGCGGGTGTAAGGAGAAATAAGATTCTTCTGCTGCCAGTTTATTATCCTGAGGAAGTGACAACCGCATTTGATGGCGAAGATATAGGATATAATAAAAATACAGAAACTACAATTGTAATTCCTAGTTCTTATGGATTTAAACCATATCCTCATGACATGCTAAAATTTGAACAAGAATATTTACAACATACCAATGATACATATCCCCTTTATACAGTTACAGGTGTAGAAATTCATCCCAATACTGACAGAAGGTATTGGAGATTGAAATGCCAGGTGTATCAAAGTGAAACATTAGCATCAGTTGATTCACAAGTTATTGATACATATTCATTTGTTGAATATACTAAACAAATACATACACTTGCTGATGCTCAATTTATTTCAAGATTGATGTATAAAGATTCAATTTTAAGACCTGTACTAAAGAATACATTATACGATGATAGAGTTGGGTTTTATTTTACACCCAGAACTCCTCAAAGTTGTTAGGAGATAAAGGATGGCTGACACGTTACTTTCGGAACAAATATATTTATCTAGAGATTCTATCCGTGAATTAATCGCTATTGAAGTAAAACGATATCTTGAATTAGAGAATGTAGATTTAACAAAGTCATCGTTTCTTAGTTTTATAATTGATACGGTTTCTACTATTACCGGTAACCTTTTGTTTTATCAATTATCATCATATCGTGAGTTTTTCTTAACAAAGGCACAACTTCCAGAATCAATTTTGAATTTGTCTGCATTTCTTGGTTACAACACATTAGAAGCAACTCCAGCAACTGCTAGTGTTTTAATAACGATTCCTTTTGGTTTTGATGATCCAATCACACAATTTACAATTCCAGAAAATTTTACATTCAATGCTGATGGTTCTGTTGATTTTTTAACTTATTATTCAACCACAATTGAAGTAACAGGTAATGCAAATGTAACGGTTGTAGTTACTGAAGGAAATAAACGATATAACCTGCCTGTTTCATTAGACACCGAATCATTTAGTTTTGTTTTACCATTGAGACAAGTTAAAATTGTTGAGCAAGAATTCCAAATTGATTCTGATATTCAATCGTATCAATTTGTTACATTA